TATCCAAAACGTACACATGCGGATGAAGTGAAACGGGACGCGCCCGGTGTCCAACCGGGAGAGGGCGGTTCGACTCCGACCCATCCGCTTAAGAAAGATTAACGTCATGACATTGAACAAAGCCCCACAAGATAACATCGCCCAACGGCGCGAGGCAGTTGCGTCCCTGCGTTTGCGCGGTTTATCGCTGCGTGAAATTGTGATCTCGCTGGCGAAACAAAACCCACCCATCTTGAATGCCAAGAATGAACCGTACTCCTATGTCACCATTAAGAATGACCTCGATGCGGCAAAATATCATATCTCATCACCAGCATCATTGTTCAATCGGATGGGATAAATTCAAGCGGTTTGTGATTATAGACAACGGCGGTCTATTCGATGAAGATAGTCTTGCGTACGTGATGCTCGATGACAACAAGCGCCCGCGCATGGCGAACGGGTTTACGGCGCTGGTCAACGGGACGCCGTATTTGTTCGGACAGCCGCCAATGACAGACTGGTCATGGTGGATTCAGGATGCAGCGCGAAAGCAGGCAGCCTAATGGAGTTGCCAACGTTGGAATTATGGTTCTGCGCGGGCGCGTGGTTGCTGCTGGCGCTGATGGTTATTTTGTTCGCGACTTCAGGAGATCAAAGACTATGAACGTAATTGTGTGCGTGGGTATCGTGCTGCTCGTGTGTGTTGCGCTGGCACTGTGGGCGATGAAGGGGATCGGCGCGGCGGCTGCGAATTGGATATACGGGCGTGTGCCTGGGGGACGGAAGTAGTGTTTGACACTCGTCCCATAATAGGTGTATGAATACTTTACTCGACATCATCGAAACCACACCGCAGTCGATCACTCGCAAACAAGGCGGCGCGCTGTGGCTCATCAGCACTCTCGACGGCTTGCTGTCGTTGTACCCGCATCGTAGCGAAGGCTACACACCCGTGACCGTGTTCATTCGCGAGAACGGGCGCATCGACACACGGGTGCTGTGGGCGCATCCGGCGGGCGGGTATCAGGGGAGCGAGTTCTAAATATGCCAGAGCCTAAAATCCGTAGGCGCAAAATCTCCGATTATATCCCTGACATGAATAACGCAAATGCCGGTACTGAGCGCGGCTTGCAGATGGTTGAGAACAGCCTGAGCGAAGACGGCGTTGGTCGTTCGATTGTTGCGGATTCGCAGGATCGTATACCCGCGGGCAACAAGACACTCGAAGCCGCTATGAACGCAGGCATTGAAGATGTGATCGAGATTGAAACCGATGGACGTTCGCTCATTGTCCACAAGCGCACTGATTGGGATTTAGCTGACCCGCAAGGATCAGCACGTCGTTATGCCTACCGCGATAATCGGGCAGGTGAGGTGTCATTGAGTTGGGACGCTGCGCAGATTGCCTCCGACATCGAAGCGGGTGTTGATTTAAGTCATATGTTTACGCCGCTGGAGTTAATGAACATCGGATCATTGTCACCCGACTTTGCACCCGTAGACATCAGTGAACAACCGCGCCTCGATCAGAAGTCGCCTGTTATTTGTCCGCACTGTGGACACGAGTTTACGCCGAAATGACAGCGTTGAAACTCGATTGGTGCAGCCATGAGGCCGCGAAGTATGCGGTTGAGAAGTGGCATTACAGTCATTCGATGCCCACTCCGCCTATTATCAAAATTGGGGTATGGGAGGATAGTAAGTATATTGGTTGTGTATTGTTTTCCAGGGGCGGCAACAATAATCTTTTAAAACCTTTTAATTTGTTACAGACTGAAGGATGCGAACTTACGAGGATTGCACTAACAAAGCACGTCATACCAGTGACCCGCATAGTGACGATTGCAATCAAGATGCTTATCAAAAATAGCCCTGGATTGCGATTGATCGTCAGTTACGCCGACCCAAACCAAGATCACAACGGCGCAATATATCAGGCAGGTAATTGGATTTATAGCGGTCAAACAAGTGATGATGTTCAGTATGTGGACAAAAAGGGACGACACTGGCATAGTCGCCAAGTCTCTCGTACTGGCGTTTCACGCCAGTACGGAGAATACAGACAAGTCCCTAAACATGAGGATTGTTTGCAAATCCCTTTAATTGGAAAGCACCGCTATCTCTATCCACTAGACGACGCCATGCGTAAGCAGATTGCACCGCTAGCGAAACCCTATCCAAAACGTACACATGCGGATGAAGTGAAACGGGACGCGCCCGGTGTCCAACCGGGAGAGGGCGGTTCGACTCCGACCCATCCGCTTAAGAAAGATTAACGTCATGACATTGAACAAA